ATGAGCGACGATCGCGCCTGCATGATCCATGCGCTGGAGAATGCTCTTGCAGATGCCCGTAGCGGCCGGCTGACGGCGTTCGCCATGGCCGGCCTTGGCCAGGGCGAGCATGTCATCTCCTATAGCTTCGACGATCATGACGCCCAGGTCTGGGCTTCCATGGTCGGCGCCACCCAGCAGCTGCTTTCCGAGGTCATCATGCCCCGGCCGGAGGCGCGGAAATGAGCGCCGATTTCGACGATTTCGACTGCGACGTCAGCTACGACGACGCGCTGGCTCAGAAGGTCAACGAAATGGCCGAGCGTGTGGCGACGGCGCACAGGATCGTTCCCGGCGCTGTTGCAACGACAGGCATCGAAATTGACGATGTCCGGTACGAAATGACGCTGCGCGTTGCCCCCTTGGGGAGCGACGCATCATGAGCGCCAAGGCAGACACGCTGGGCGCGCTGATCGTCCTCATCCGTGGCTGGAAGGCTGACGGCTTCACCGCCGGGCTGATCATCGACACGCTGATCTACACCCATAAGGCGAAGTCCGACTTCGTCTGCGGCGCCTATCGCCTGCGGCTGGCAGGCGTCACCGCGACCTGCACCGCCAGCGCCGAGCGCGCGCTTGATGCGTGGGTATCCGCTGCGGAACGCCGCATTGCACGGGAGATTGGCGCATGAGCGCCGCCGCCCTCCCCGCGCGCCATCCGCAGGACTGGTATGTCGAGCAGAGCTGGACCGTCCGCGCGCTGATGCAGATGGTGAAGTTCAACCCCGAATATACCGTGTGGGATCCATGCTGCGGCCTGGGGACCATCCCCATGGCGTTTGCCGATGCCGGCTTCACCGTGGTCGGCAGCGATCTGGTCGACCGCTGGTCGGCGCAGACGCTGGGTATGCCCCACCTGTTCATGGGCGAGCATGATTTCCTGGGCAGCCAGCGCCACATGATGGAGAGCTGGCCGCTGCTCGATATCGTGTTCAACCCGCCCTACAGCGTCGAGGCGGACATCGCCGAGCGCTGCATCCGCAAGGCGCTGGACGTGGTGCATGGCAAGGTCTGCGCGCTGCTGCCGATCCGGTGGCGGGCCAGCGAGAAGCGTTTCGCCTTCTTCCGGGAATATCCGCCGCTGGAGATCCTGGAATTCTGCGACCGGCCATCGATGCCGCCGGGCGACCAGCTGCACCAGCGCGACCCGAAGACGGGCGCGCTCACCGCGTGGCGCCGGGGAAAGACCGATTACGCCTGGTATCACTGGGACAAGCACTTTCCCCGCCCCGCCACCGTCTCTCGCATCATCCCGCCCCGGTCGGCCGAGCAGAAGCGCATCGACCGGGCCGATGACCTGCGCCGCGTGGGCGCGCTCCCTCCCCTCAGCATGGAGATGGCCGCATGACGAATGCACAATATTTGCGCCCCGGAATTCCTTTCGCTCTGGCGCACGCCATTGAGGAAGCCGGCGAGTTTCTTGCCGCCGCCGGGAAAACCCAGCGTTGGGGTCTGGACAGCTACAATCCAGAGCTTCCGATCCTCGATCGCGAAAGCAATGAGGATTGGCTTCGCCGCGAAATGGCCGATCTTCGTGGTGCGCTCGACCGCCTGGAAGCCCAGCTGGATTTGCGGGCGCCTCTGGCGGGAGGCGTCGCATGACGATCGTGAAGGATATCGCGGACGGCGTCCGCAACGCGGAACTGCGGCCGATCGGGCTGCTGCTGGGCTGCTCGGGCTGGCATGCCTATGCCGCCGACAGCGAGCACATCATGCGTGATTGCGCGAAGGACCATCCCGACTGGGATGATCTGCGCCTTGTCCGCGCGCTCTCCTTCGCCCGCACCGATGATTTCCAGGGCTGGGATCTGCTGATCGGCAAGAACCCCAATCCCCACCGCTCCGATCGGGGGAGGGCAGCGGCATGAGCACGCCCCGTTCCCGCCAGGGCGAGCGCTTCGCCCGTGCCCGTTCCGAGTTTCTGGCGGCGCAGATCCTCGGCTGCACCATCCCGGAACTGCGCGCCCGCAAGCAGCACATGCGCACGGACGCGACGATCGCACGCATCGACACGCGCAGCGCCGCCCGTGCCAATCGCCTTGGCACCGCCCAGACCGACCCCTCCGACCGCTGGATGATGAGAGACTGATGTCGCAGGGTTCGAACATCAAGGCGGCTCCGGCCGCGCTGACGCCCGATGTGGTCGGAAGTGTGATCGAATGGCTCAACACGCCGTCGGTCAAGCCGGAGATCATCGGCGTCAATCTGGCCACGAAGCCGGACGAGGCTGTCGAGATCGCGTTTCTCGACGGCAGGATCATCTCCTTTCGGAAGGTGTTCTGATGGTCGCCGTGGGTAAGATCCAGCGGGTAGACGGGCACGCCCTGAGCGAGCTTCAGCGCATTGCGCTGGTCGATCTGCACATGGGCTTTCGCTTCAGCATCGACGGGCGGACCGAGCGCGGGCTGATCCTGAAAAAGCTCCTGTATGTCCGCCCGACGCAAATGAAGTCGGGCAGGATCTTCACGCTTCCCTACCTCACAGCCAAAGGCAAAAAGCTGGCGGCGAAGATCTTTGAGGCCGAAATGTGCAAGATCGCCGGAGATCGCGCCCATAGCAGCGGATTTTCGATCATCGGCATCGACCACAGCAGCGGTTCTGATTTAGGAGTTCTACATGTCCATCACGCCGGAAAACTTCTTGCAAGCATCCCGATTGACCGGGCTCGCGACGGTGACGCACATTCGCGCGGACGATCTGGCCGCCCTTCAGATACAGACAGTTCGTCTTGCGGAAATGCTGGACCGCTGGGATGTTCAGTTAACGGAAATGCCGGATCGGCCCCCGCCGCCGCCATCCCGGCCGGCATCACCGGGCGAATTCATCAAGAAGAACCCCAACATCCTCTAGCCGATCCCGACCTCGGTCGGATCGAGCGCGGACACGTCTGTAAACACGGCATTCGCTGGCCGCATCCGTGCGACCAGTGCGACGCCCTTGCATGGGCCTTGGAGAAGGCTCGCCGTGGCTAAGCTCCGCGCCAATCCCAATCAGATCGCGTTCGCTTTCGATCCGCCGCAGCCGGCGTCGCTTCCGGCCGCGCTGGCCGGCATGGATGCGCGGATCGCGCGCACCGTTGCCGAGGCGCTGAACCATGACGACCGGGACCGGTCCGTCATCGCGGCCGAGATGACCGTGCTGCTGTGCGACGAGGTCACGAAGCTGATGCTCGACGCCTATGCGAGTCCCGCGCGGGACGGCCACAATATCAGCTTCGCCCGCATGTGCGCGCTGATCGCCGTGACCAAGCGCTTCGACCTGCTCGACCGCGAGCTGCGCGAGATCGGCGCGGCCGTGCTGGTCGGCGACGAGCTGTACGCAGCGCAGGTCGGCCATCTCAGATCAGAAATCGCCAAGCTCACCAGTCAACTGAAGACGGTGGAGCGCATGGCTCCGACCATAACGAGGAATCGCCGTAAATGATCGCTTCGGGGGGGAAGACCTGGTTTACCGCTGCTGAAATCGCCGACCTTGGCTTGCCGGGGTTGCCGAAGACCAAACGCAAGGTGAACGAGCGCGCGGACGCGGAGAATTGGGCGGTCGCAATCGACGATGCCGGCCATCCGCTGGCCCGGCGCCGCAATGCCCGTGGCGGGGGCACCGAATATCATGTGTCGCTGTTGCCTGCCGCCGCCCGCGCCGAGCTGGCGCATCGCGGCATGCTGTTTGTCATCACCGAAACAAACAGCGCTGACGAGCGCCGATCCGACCAGTGGCGCTGGTTTGACCGCCAGAACGAGAAGACGAAAGCGGAGGCGCATCGCCGCCTGGGCATGATCGAGAAGATCGACATGTTCGTCAGCGCCGGCCTGCTGATATCGACTGCCGTCGCCGCCGTGTCCGTCGCCGAGAAGATCGGTAAATCGACGCTCTGGGACTATCTGGGGCTGATCGACGGCGTCACCCCGGCCGATCGCCTGCCCGCGCTGGCGCCGCGCCGGTCGGGCGGCGGCGCGGCGGCGCAGATCGACGCCGAACTGTGGCAGATGCTGCTCTCCGATTTCCTGCGCCTGTCCCAGCCCAGCTGGGAGAGCTGCTACCGCCGCGCCGCCGAGGCCGCCAAAGAGCGCGGCCTGGCGATCCCGCACAGCCGCACGCTGTTCCGCAAGCTGGAAGCCGAGGTGCCGCCGCAGGTCATCACCATCCGCCGCAAGGGCGAGGAAGCCCTGCGCCGCATGCTGCCCCCGCAAATCAGGAGCGTCGCCGAGATGCATGCCATGGAACTGGTGAATATCGACGGTCATCGATGCGACGTGTTCGTGCGCTGGCCGGACGGCACGATCGCGCGCCCCACGCTGGTCGCCATCCAGGACGTCTACAGCCGCAAGTTCCTGGCATGGCGCGTGGCCGAGAGCGAGGACATGGTCACGGCCCGGCTGGTGTTCGCCGACCTGTTCGCCAAATGGGGAATCCCCAAGGGGCTGCTGTCCGACAATGGCCGCGCCTTCGCCTCCAAATGGCTGACCGGCGGCGCCAAGACGCGCTTCCGCTTCAAGGTCCGGGAGGAGGAACCGACCGGCGTGCTGACCGCCCTGGGCGTGAAGATCCATTGGGCAAAGCCTTATCGCGGCCAGTCCAAGCCGATCGAGCGCGGCTTTCGCGACTTCTGCGACGCGATCGCCAAGCATCCCGCTTTCGAGGGCGCCTATACCGGCAATTCGCCGCTGGCGAAGCCAGAGAACTACGCCAGCAGGGCGATCGACCTGGACGTGTTCCTGCAAGTCTGGGACGCGGGCATCGCCGAACATAATCGCCGCCTCGGCCGCCGGACCGAGATGGGCGCCGGCCAGCGCAGCTTCGACGAGGTGTTCGAGGAAAGCTATGTCCGCTCGCCAATCGGCAAGGCGACCGACGAGCAGCTGCGCCTCGCCCTCTATGCCGCCGATCAGGTCAGCACCGATCGCAAGACGGGCGCCGTCAGGCTGGCGGGGAACAGCTACTGGTGCGAGGAACTCGCCCAGATCGTCGGCGAGAAGGTGACGATCCGCTTCGATCCCGAGGACCTGACCAAGCCCGTGCACGTCTATGACCGGGCCGGGCGCTTCCTCTGCACCGCGCCGCTCTGGCAGGCCACCGGCTTCCTCGACATGGCGGCGGCCAAGGACCGCCAGCGCCTCGAAAAGCGGCACCAGAAGGCCACGCGCGAAGCCGAAAAGGCACTTGGCCTGCTCTCCGCCGCCCAGCTGGTGGAGAAGCTGCCCACCTATGACGAGGAGCAGGCTCCGCCCAGCCCGCGCCCGACCATCACCCGCATGGTGCGCCATCGCGGCCAGACTGCGGCGGCTCTCAAGGCCGTCTCAGAGCCCTCTCAGGAAGCCCTGCACACGGCGAACGTCGATCGCTTCACCAACGCTGCGCTGCGCCTGATCAAATAGAAAGGACCGATCCATGAACCACCCCGACACGCTGCCCATCGACATCGACGAAATGCGGGCATGGGCCAATGGCTACAAAACCGAAAAGGGGCTGAGCTGGAAGCAGTTCGGCGACGAAACCGGCCTGCCGGGCGGCACCCTCCAGCCCTTCTGCACGGGCAAATATGCCGGCGACAACGGCCGCATCGCCCGTGAAATCTTCAAGTTCATGCAGGCGGTCCAGAGCCGCATCGCGCGCCGCCAGGGCATTCCCGTCGATCCGGGCTTTTTCGAGACGCCGACCTCGCTGCGCGTGCGCGGCCTGCTGGCGATCGCGCAGACCGGCCGGATCACCTTCGGCGCGATGGGCGCCGGCCTGGGCAAGACGCGCACGGCGGAGGATTTCGCCGAGCGCACCCGCCCTGTCTGGCTCGCCACCATGCGCGAATCCTCGCGCAAGATGAACGCCATGATCCAGACCGTGGAGCGGGTGATAGGCCTTCAGGCGACGCGCAGCTGGCCGCACCTCATCAGCCAGGAGATCGTCGTCAAGATGCGCGGGCAGCGCGGCACCCTGATCATCGACGAGGCGAACCACCTGGAATATGCCGCCTTCGAGGAAATCCGGGCATGGCATGATGCCACCGGCGTCGGCGTGTGCTTCCTTGGCAATGAGGAGCTGCTCGCCCGCATCGAGAGCGGGCGCCAGCGCGACGCCTTCGCCCGCCTCAACAGCCGCATCGCGCAGCGCCTGGTGCAGAACCTGCCCGACCAGGGCGACATCACGGCGTTCTGCGATGCCTGGGGCATCATGGACCCCGGCATGCGCCGTATCCTGTCCGACGTCGCGCTGGTTCCGGGTTCGGGAGGCCTGCGCGAATGCCGGCAGATCGTCGAGGCGGCGTCGATGCTCGCCGCCGACGACGGTGATGGGCTGGAACTCGCGCACATGACCTTCGCGGTGGAAAACCGCGCCCGCCGGATCCTGCGCTGATGCGCGCGCTGCATCGCATCTGGACCGTCGCGACGACGGCCCCGGCGACTGGCGCGCGCTATCCGCGTGCCGTCATCGTCAGGGCGGCGGCAGTGATGCTGATCGCCATGGTCGCCGTGCCCGCCGCGATCGCGGCCATGCTCGCGCTGGAGCCCGCCCGGTGAGCGCGCCGCAGACCCTTGAGGAACTGAGGCGGAAAGTTGCCGCCGTGCTGGCGCAGCTGCCGCCGGTCACGCCCGACGCGGCGTTGGGATGCCGGCCATTTGCCGGGATCGAGCTTCCCTATGTCCGACTGAACGACATCCTGCGCGCCGTCGCCTTTGAGACCGGGCTGAGGGCAGACGACATTCGCGGCCCACGCCGCTTCCGGCTGTTGTTCCGCGCCCGTGCGGCCGTGTGCTGGCTCGCCCGGCGGCTGACCGGACAGAGCCTGCCGAGGATCGCTGCACTGCTGGGCGACCGGCACCACACGTCGGTCCTGAATGCCATCGCGCGGGCCGAAGCGCTGCGCGCGAGCGACCCCGCATTCCGCCGGATGACCGACCGCCTGGTCATCCAGTTTTCCCCGCCGAAGGAGCAATGACCATGGGCATGCCCGCACCGAAATTCGCGACCGATCCGCACCGCCGCGCGCTGATCGCGAAGGTCAAGATCGCGCAGAAGGAACTCGGCCTGGACGAAGACACCTATCGCGGTGTCCTGCTGGAGGTGACGGGCCGGCTGAGCGCTGCCGACTGCACCGACGCGCAGTTGGGCAAGCTGGTCGAGCATTTCCGCCAGCATGGGTTCAAGCCGAAGTCCGCCCGCAAGCCCGGCATGGCGCGGCTCGCCGACCATCCATCGGCCCGCAAGGCGCGTGCGATGTGGATCTCGCTCTATAACCTCGGCGCGATCGACAATGCTTCGGAGCAGGCGCTGGAGGCCTTCGCGCGCCGCCAACTGGACGTCGCGGCGCTGCAATGGGCGAACCAGACCCAGTGCTACAAGCTGATCGAGGCGCTCAAGGCCATCGCCGAGCGCCATGGATGGCCCCAGCGCGCGGACTATGTGCCCGCGATCCACGCCCATCACGCGCTGAAATATGCGCTCGTCGAGGCGATCGTCGCGAAGCTCAAGAGTACCGATCTGGCACATTCCGGCTGGTCGATAGCGGAAACCGCCTATCGTCTCTGTGGCATCGGCGATGGTGTTCACGGCATCTTCGAAAGCAGCGATCTGGATCAGATTGCCCGGTCGCTCGGCGCGAAACTGCGCGCCTTTGCCCCGGCATCGAAGGGGGCATGAACATGGGCAGCAATCATTCATACCGCATGCCTGTGTCCGCCCGGCATTTCAGCACCCGTCACCGCGCCGCCCATGTCGACTGGGAGCGGCAGCCCCTGGTCGGCGGCGGCACGCGCCATCGCCACAAGGTGCGCTGGCACGGCTACGCCATCGCGTTCGCCATCGGCGCGCTGATCGGCCTGCTCATCTGAGCCATGGCGAAGCCCAGGGCCACCCATCCCAGCCACTCCCCGGAGTTTGGCAATGTGGCCGGCATCATCGGTGATGCCGCGACGATGGCCCTGTGCGAGCGTTTCGGCGGGGTGCGCCTCTACATTCCCCGCCATATCAGCCCCACCAATCCGATCGCGCAGGCGGTCGGCATCGATGCGGCGAACCGCCTTGCCGAATATCTGCACGGCACGAATATCGACCTGCCCAAGGCCTATCTCGGCCGCCGCCGCGTGATCGAGATGAAGGGACAGGGTTTCAACGCCCGGCAAATAGCACTTGCCACGGGCTACACGGATCGTCACGTTCGCCACATTCTGGCAGATGCCCGCGAAGACGATGGGCAGATGACGTTCCCCGGTATGTTCTGAGACGACCGGGCGGAAATATCTCCGGCTAAGAGCGCCGCCCGAATAGCTCATAGCTTGCCCCATGAGCGGGGAAAACAATGACATCATCGTGCAAGGCTGGAGCGAACGCTATGCGGTCGCCGGGCGTGCCCTCCTGGGCATCGAAGGCGGCCACGTCAACGATCCCGTCGATCGCGGCGGCGAGACCAAATTCGGCGTTTCGCTGCGCTTCCTGGTCGCTGAGGGCCAGATCGACCTCGACGGCGACGGCATCGCCGACTTCGACCTAGACATGGACGGCGACATAGACGGCGCCGATATCCGCAAGCTGAAGCGCGGCGACGCGCTCTATCTCTTCCACCGCTGTTTCTGGCTGCGCCTCGACGCCGACAGCTTCGCCCCGCCGATCGGCGAGATGCTGTTCGACCAGGCCGTGAACGGCGGCCTCACCGCCGCGCGCAAGATGCTCCAGCGCGCCGTCAATGCCAGCCTCGTCACATATGGACTGAACGGTCAGGCCCTGGTGATCGACGGCGTGCTGGGCACGGCGACGCGCGCCATGATCGACCGCGTCCTTCAATGGAACGGCGCCGGCTTGCCGACGCTGATCAACGCGTATCGCGACGTCGTGGCGGATCGCTATCGCGCGATCGTCGCCGCCAATCCTTCGCAGAAGCGATTCCTCAATGGCTGGCTGAACCGCGCCGCCCAGCTGGGCCGCGCCTGATGTTCGGGCTCTCCGCCTTTCGGCTCGTCGGCATCATCGCCGGCAGTCTCGCCATCTTCGGCATCGCCTGGGCCGTGCAGGATCGCTTTCGTCTTGCGGAGATCGTCCACCAGGCCGAGCGCTGCGAAAAGGCCAGCACAAGCGAAACCGCCAGCGTCGTCGACTGCACGCCGCCGATGCGCGTTCAGGTCGAGCAGGCGCGTCAGGCCCGCCAGTGCGACCGCGCGCTCGCGCAGAAGGACCGCGCCAAAGCGCTTTTCGAGATCCGCGCCGTCTGCACGGCAAACGTCCTGGTCGAGGTTGCCGCGCGCTCAGCCGCCGAGGGCAATCTGGCCGATGCCAGGGCGACGATCGCCACCGTGACCGCCGGGCAGACCGCCGCGGTCGAACGCGCCGAGGCGCGCGCCCTTTCCCTCTCCCAGCAAAGGACCAAGGCCGATGCCGCTGTTGCTTCAGCGCCGCGCCTGGCTAACGGCCTCGCTCGCTGCGATGCTGACTGCCTGCGCCGCCTCGCCGGCCGATAGGCCCGCGATCAAGCCTGATCCCGTCATCGAGCAGCGCACCGTCGTCATGACCCGCTGCCCGGCCGAGATCATGGCCGCGATTCCCGCCTTCGAACCGCCCGCCCCCGGCTTCTTCCTGGAAGCGCCCGCCGACGTGCTCGACTGGATCGGCCGGCATTTCGCGCGCGAGCAGCTGCTGGAGCGCCGCCTGACCGACGCGAAAGGACAGTGCCCCGATGGCTGACCTTGAAACCCGTTCGATCGTCCAGTTGGATCGCGCCGTCGTGGTCCCCGATGACGCCTATGTGCCTGTCCAGTCCGAAGACGCCCCTGCGCGGCGTGTGCCAGTCAGCGCATTGTTCAGCCGCTATCTGGGCGTTGCCGCTACCTATCCGACGCTGGCAGAGCTGGAAGCCGACCTCGACCATGCCGAGGATGCGCTTGCGCTCGTCTTCAGCGATCCCGACCCCACGAATTCGATCTACTATCGCAAATCCGGCGCGTCGGGCGCGGGCTCGTGGGAACGGACCAACATGGTCACGGGATCGTCAGGCCCGGCCAACAGCACCTATACGAGCACAGCGGCGCTGGAAGCGGCGGCGGTCACGAATGTCAGCGCGATCCTGGCGGAGGCGGGGAAGGCAGGCACCTTCACCGTGCGGGACTATGCTGATTTCACGGCCGAGGTCGCGGCCGACATCGGCAAGGTCAATTACATCCGCTCCACGGTCACGCCGGCCAGGGTCTGGGTGCGCGCCAGCATATTGGCGCAGAGCGCTTCGCTGACAGGCAAGAGCGGCTCCGGCACGGTCCAGGACACGATTTCGCTGCTGGAGGGCATGAGCGTTTCCCCCCAGGTCGATTCGCTGTTTATCGGTGACGGATCGACCGCGAGACATGGTGCGGTCCTGAACCTCGCGGGCACGTCCGCCTCGCAGAATGAAATCGGCTTTTCCGTCGCGATCGACAACGCCGTCCTGGTCGGCGGCGGAAAAAGCTATTCTGTCGGCCTGTTCGCGGCACAGACATCGCGCGCAGGTTCGTGCACCGGATATGGGCTGAACACGATCTTCCGGTCCTACGGTCCGCCCGGCACCAGCATCGAGGCGAACACCGACAATTTCGGCCCCGACAGCGGCAACCTTGTTACGCAGAACAGTGTCTTTGGCGCTTATGCCTGGATCACTGGCATCAACATCCTCATCGCCGGAACCGGCAACGTGCTGGCCGGATTGGTGATCGGATCGCCGCCCGCCTATGTGAAGAAGATCAATCGTGGCATCCTGATCGACGGCGATTGCATCCGCCTCAATGGGATCGAAGACACCTCCGACGCGCCGACCGCTTATATGATCCGCGGTGCTAAGGGCGTCGGCATCGATACGACCAATGCCACCTTTTCCTCGAACCGCGCCCTCTTCATGGCTGCAGGTCATTTTCTCAGCTGGATGGTGGGCGGCACACCTCAGGACGTGCTCGGCGTCAGCGGCACGGACTTCCAGATCGGCTACGGCGTGGCGCGGACGCTGTTCGGGTCGAGCATGATCCCCGGTGCAGACAATGCGTTCGCGCTCGGATCGGATGCCGAGCGGGTATCGCGCCTGACGGCTGTCGAGCTGAAGAACGTCCTCCAGATCCTCGTCGCTGCGGCGCCGCCGAGCGATCCCCCGGCAGGCCAGTGCTATTTTTACATGGATAGCGTGACGGGCAAGGCAACCATCAAGGACGCGGCCGGCGTCGCGCACGCCCTTTGGTAAAAACGGAGACTAGAGCAATGCAGATCGTTGATTTCAGTGCGCACATTCTCGGCCTCGACGGCCAGCCAGTGATGCGGGATGGGAAGCCGGTGACGTTCCGGGCCGTCAGCCAGGCGGCCTTGATCGAAGTGCAGGTCGCGGCTGACGCCAATATGCCTGCCGGCCAGAAGGCCGACTATTTTCGCATCGCGATGCTCGCGAACGCCGATCGGGTCGAAATGCATGTTGATGACGTGTCGTTGCTGAAGGCGCGGATCGAACAGGTCATGACCCCTCTGGTGGTCGGTCGCGCCCGCGAGCTTCTCGACCCTCCGGTCTCAGGCGATGACAATGCCGCATAGCTCGACCATGCGCGACACGCTGCGCAAGACTCCGCGTGCCAAGGCACAGCCGCAGCTGGAGCGGGAAACCTTCTCCCTTCCGCCTGCGACGCTCCGCTTTCCAGATGGAGAGGAGCAGGAACGAGAGGTGCGTCATGATGCGCCTGCCGAATAGTGCTGAGGCCGCCGCGCATGGCTAAGGACGCATTGCTGCTGGGCGCGGCCGACATCGTCCAGCGCCTTTCGGGCGCGTGCCTGGGCGCGGTGATCGCCTCGGCCGGCGCTGTCGCCGGGCCTGTGATGCCCGTGCATTTCGGCCCAAGCATTATCGTGCTGCTCGGCTACGACCTGCCGCTGCTGCCCGCGATCATCGGCGCGATCGGCGTGGTGGCGACGCGGCAGTTCGCTCCGCTCACGGCGGTCGAAGCGCGCATCAGCCGCACGGGCCGCTTCGCGCTGACCGGCATGATGGTGCTCGTCATCATCGCCCTGGTCATGTCCGGAGAGCGGCGTCCACTCGTCATCACCGGCCTTGCCGGCGGGCTTGGCTATTCCGGCGTCGCCATTTTCGAACTGCTCGCCAGCGGCGTCAAAGTGTTCGCCGGCTTCGCCATCGAGGCGTTCACGCGCGGCGCCGTCTCCATCATCAAATCCAGAGGCCCGAAGGAGGGCGACGAATAATGCAGCTCGACGTTGCTTCCATCCTTGCGCTCGGCCTGCTGGTCGCGCTCGTCTTTCTCGCCGTCCGATCAAACAAGGGATCGCCCCAGCTCGACCGCGCCCTGGTGCGCGAGCACGCCAAGCTGAAGAACCGCATCGCCAAGGTCGAGGCCGACCTGAGCGGCTGCGCCACCAAGGTCGATATCATGGCGCTCAGCGGCAAGATCGAGGCGCTGGAAGAGCATGCCGCCTCGGCCGGCGACATCAACGCCCTGGAGGGCAAGGTCAACGTCGCGTTGGCGAAGATCGATGCCGTCGAGAAGTCATCCGACCGCACCGCCAAGGGCGTGGAGCGCATCGAGACATTCCTCATTGAAAAAGGCCTGGGAGGCCGCTGATGACCGAATTTGCCGACCGTATCTGGGAAGAACGCCGCCTGCTGATGCTCCAGCTGCTCAATGGCATGGACGATGGATCGGCGGGCGACCGATCGCTGACGCTGGGTCTGCGCGACCTTGGTCATGACCGGATCACCCGCGACCAGGTGCAGACGCATCTGAGCTGGATGAAGGACCAGCGCCTCATCTCCATCATCCCGCTCGCGGATGGCGCGATGGCCGTCACCATCACCCAGCGCGGCGCAGATATCGCCGCCGGGCGATCGGCGATTCCCGGCGTGCTGCGCGGCGGCCGCGTCTGAGCCATGCCACGCAAGCGCAACACGCCATCCTCGATCGACCGGCTGCCGCACGAGGTTCAGGAACTGATCGGCCAGTTGCGCCGCAGCGGCCGGACGATCGAGGAAATCCGCGCCAAGCTGATGGAGCTGGACGTCGAGGTCGCACGATCGACGCTTGGCCGGCATGTGAAGAAGATGGCCGATGTCCAGCGCCGCATGCGCGACTCCCGCGATATGGCGCAGGCCCTTGTCAGCCAGTTCGGCGCGGAGCCGGACAACAAGCTCGCCCAGGCCAATATCGACCTGATGCACAGCATCATCATGCAGACGCTGGCGCACGTCGAGGAGGACGAGAACGGCAACCCGAAGCCGATCATCTTCGATCCCAAGGATGCGATGTTCCTTTCCAGCTCGCTTTCGAACCTCGCCTCCGCCGCCAAGAACAATGATGCCCGCATCATCAAGGCCAAGGAAATCGGGCGAAAGGAGGAGCAGGCTGCGGCGCGAAAGAAGCTCGAAGCGGCTGGACGTGCCGGAGACATCGACCCGGAAGCCCTGGTGAAGGCCAAACGCATCATGGGTTATGAGTAATGGCAGACCGGGCCGTCGGAGACGATCTGCAACGTCTTCTCCATTTCCATCCCTATCAGCGCGCATGGCTGGCGGACAAAAGCCGGTTCAAGGTTGGCATGTTTTCCCGCCAGTCCGGCAAGACCTTCGGCTGTTGCGCCGAACTGGTCGAGGACTGCATCGACGCTGAGATCTCCGGCAAGCGCACGCGCTGGGTCATCCTGTCCCGTGGCGAGCGTCAGGCCAAGGAAGCGATGGACGAGAACGTCAAGCCCATGACGCGGGCGTTCTGGACGCTGTATCGCGGCATCCTCAAGGGGCCTGAACCGACCGTCGTGGAAGGTGAGTACCGCGTCACCAGGGAGGATGGCACCGACGCCACCTATCGCAGCTTCGAGGTGGAATATCCGGGCGGATCGCGCATCACGGCTCTGCCATCGAACCCGGATACCGCCCGTGGCTTTTCCGCGAACGTGCTGTTCGATGAATTTGCGTTCCATGCCAACAGCAAGGCCATTTGGGGCGCCGCCTATCCCATCATCTCGAAGGGCTGGAAGTGCCGCGTCGTTTCGACGCCCAATGGCAAGAGCAACAAGTTCTACGAATTGATGACCGAGGCGCAGTCGATCTGGTCGCGGCATCAGGTCGACATCTATCAGGCCGTAGCTCAGGGGCTTGAGCGCAATATCGACGAGCTTCGCGCCGGGCTTGGTGATGACGATCTGTGGGCGCAGGAATATGAACTGCTGTGGCGGGACGAAGCCAGCGCCTGGCTCGACTATGACCTGATCAACGCCTGCGAGACGGAAGGCTATGGTCGCCTTCGCGAGATGGAGTTCGTCGGCAAGGAATTGACGAAATGCGTCGAGACCGGCGAGCCGATCCGTCCGGCGCGCGGCCCCGTCTATGTCGGCATGGACATCGCCCGCAAGCGCGACCTTACCTGCATCTGGGCAGCGGAGAGGATCGGCGACGTGCTTTATCCGCGCGAGATCATCGTCATGCGCCGCGCCCCCTTTGCCGCCCAGCATGCCGAGTTGAAGCGCCTGCGCGATCGCGATCATCCCGTGCGCTTCTCCATCGACCAGACCGGCATGGGCGAGCCATTCGTCGAGGCGGCGCAGGAATATCTGGGGGATTATGCCTGCGAGGGCGTGATCTTCACGCCGCCCGCCCGCTTCGCGCTGGCGACCATGCTCAAGCAGAACATGGAGGATCGCAAATTCCGGCTGCCTGTCGGCGATCGCTATCTGCGCGAAGATCTTCACTCCATCACGAAGGCCGTCAGCGAGACCGGTTCGGTCCGGCTGGTTCACGACGGCGAAAGCGATGGCCATGGCGACCGCTTCTGGGCGGCAGGCCTGTGCGTCAATGCCGCGTCGGGCCTTGGCCAGATGATCGCCTATCGCCCCGTGCCCAAGCCCGCCTTCGGAGATCCGCGCGCCGATCGCTTCGGCGACGAGATGGAGGCCGCGCGGTCCCGCACGCACGCCTCCCGCTTCATCAACGAACGCCGAGACTGGTAATCGCCCATGGCCAATGATCTTGTTCCCTTCGCCGCGCCCGCGCCTCCCGCCCTGGTCGATGTCAACGGCCGTCCGCTGCGGCAGGCCTATGATACGCTGACCCGCGAGGTCGGCCGGGCGACGATGACCGGCATCCGCACGATCCATTCCGGGCACCCCGCCCATGGACTGACACCCGCTCGGCTCGCCCGTATCCTGCGCGAGGCGGAGACCGGAGACGCCACCGCCTATCTGGAGCTGGCCGAGGAGATGGAGGAGAAAGACCTCCACTATCAGTCGGTCATGGGCACGCGGAAGCGGGCGGTCTCCCAACTGCCGATCACCGTCAAGTCGGCCGGCGACGATGAACAGTCCGAAGGCGACGCCCAGCTGCTGCGCGACTGGCTTGACCGGCTGACGCTCCAGGCCGAGCTGTTCGATATCCTCGACGCGGTGGGCAAAGGCTACAGCGCGACCGAGATCGTCTGGCAGACCACGACGGCGCTGTGGCTGCCGCTGTTCCTGAAGCGCCAGGATCCGCGCTTCTTCGAGTTCGACAAGGAAACCGGCGAGCGCCTGCTGCTGAAGGGCGGGATCGACGGCACCAGCGGCATGCCGCAACCGCTGCCCGAGCACAAGTTCATCGTCCACCATGCCCCGGCCAAGTCCGGCCTGCCGATCCGTGGCGGCATCGCCCGCGCGGCGGCGTGGGGCTATGTCTTCAAGAACTACACTATCAAGGACTGGATGGCCTTCCTTGAGGTCTACGGCCTGCCGCTGCGCGTGGGCAAATACCAGCCCGGCACGAACGAGGCCGACATCCGCGTGCTGGAGCGCGCCGTCGCCCAGATCGGGTCGGATGCCGGCGCGGTCATCCCGCAGTCGATGATGCTGGAATTCATCACCGCCGGGGGCGCCGCGTCGAACCCGGAGATGTTCGAGCGCAAGTGCAAATATATCGACGATCAGCTGTCCAAGGCGGTGCTCGGCCAGACCAGCTCGGCCGATGCGAAGTCGGGCGGCATCGGCTCCGGCCAGGCGGATCTGCACGGCGAGGTCCGCCACGATATCGAGAGCGCGGACGCGGCGCAGCTCTCTGCCACGCTCACCCGCGACCTCGCCATCCCCATGGTCATGTTCAATCGTGGCCGCCGCGATCGCTATCCGCTGATCCTCGTCGGTCGCCCGGATGCGGTGGACGTCGAGCAGGCCCTCAAGTCGATGGACGCGGCCGTCCGCCTGGGCGTTCCCGTGGGCATTTCTACCTTCCGCAAGATGACCGGCCTGCCGGAGCCGCGCGAGGGCGAGGAACTGCTGCGCGGGGCCGCCGAGGGACTGGCGCAAAATCCGGCCGGAGAGCCCTTGGGAAGCGGCGCAGGCCCTGTGCCCGCCAAAACGCGACCGGCAGACCTCTTAGGGGCTCTTAAATCGGCCCTGAGCGGCAAAGCAAAGGCGGGAGAAGTCTCCGCCAGCGCCGTCACGGCCGGCACGCCCGATGCGATCGACGCTGCCGCCGAAGAGGCGCTCTCCGACTGGGAGGAACTCATGGCGCCGATCGCCGCGCCGATCGAGGAGCTGGCGGCCAGCGCGGCGAGCCTTGAGGCGTTCCGCCACGGCCTGACCGCGATCATCGCCAGCATGGACACCGACCGGCTGACCGAGATGCTGGCGCGGGCGACCTTCGCCAGCCGGCTCCAGGGCGATGCCCAGATCCAGCAGGAACAGCAGGGCTGATGGACGGCGACCTGCGCAGCGCGCATTTCCCCTTCTGGTTCGATTTTACGCGGCTGACCGCCCAGCCCTATCGCGATGCCAGCGGCGCGGTGCAGTCGGCACCGGCCGGCACGCCGCGCTTCGACCATCTGGCGGACGGCACGCCGCGCGGCCTGCTCGTCACCTTCGGCGCGGCGCTGGGCGCGGGCGACCGCGCGCAGCTCCAGGAGGATGTGCTGTCCGACGCTGCCGGCGACGCCGCGACGGTGCTGCATGCGATCACGCTGGCGGACGGCACGATCGATCGCCGCGCATGGTACTCCCGCGATGCCCGCCGCACCATCAACGGCCTGGTCGGGATCGAGGCCGCCCATGCGATCATCGCCGCCATGCCCGGCTTCCTGCCGAACAAGGGCGGCTTCGTCCGCTGCCGGGGTCTCAGCTGGTTTCTGGCGAACGCGATCGGCGACGGGGCGGGCCGCGCGATCTCCGACGATGCCGGCCGGCCGCTGATCGAGCAATAGCATGGCCGACGATGCCGAGCCCGATATCCCGCTGGTAAAGCCGCTTGAGGCCCTGCGCTTTTTCCGCGCCAAGGGCTTCTCGTTCGGTTTCGCCTGGCAGGATGTGTGGCAGGAAGAACATGCCCGCGCCTTCACCGTCGCCAAGGCAATGACCCGAGACCTGCTGGAAGATCTCCGCGCGGCGGTGGATACCGCGATCGACCAGGGCGAGACGCTGGCGCAGTTCGGCAAGAAGCTGCGCCCCATCCTGGCAGAAAAGGGCTGGTGGGGTCGCAAGCTGATGGCGGACCCGGAGACGGGCGAGGAACGGGTCGTGCAGCTGGGCAGCCCGCGCCGGCTGAAGACGATTTATCGCATCAACATGCGCACGGCTCAGACGGCGGGCCGATGGGAACGCATCCAGCGGTCGAAGAAGTTGTTCCCGTATCTTCGCAAGGTCTCGGTGATGGATGGCCGCGAGCGACCGGAGCATCATGTCTGGCACGGCACAATCCTGCTGGTGGATGATCCCTGGTGGGATACTCATGCAGGACAATGCGGCTGGGGCTGTCGCTGCCAGGATCAACCCGTCAATCAGCGGATGATGGATGCGAAAGGCTGGACGGTCACACGTCAGCCCGTGCGTTTTCCCATGGTGGATTACGTCAATCCGCGCACGGGCGAGATCACGCGGCTGGAGCGCGGGATCGATCCAGGCTGGGCGTACAATGTCGGCAAGGCCGCGCTCGACGGGCAGACGCCACCGCCGCTAGGGCCGGGCAGCGATGTCGCCGCAGCGCGCGGCGTTACCGTCGCCGATCTCGATCCCTTCTTCGCTGCCTTCGGCCTTGCCGAGAGCGCGATCGCGCGCGGCCGGATCTTCACCGACCAGGGCGGCTGGCCGCTGGCGATCTCGCTCGGGCTGTTCCGCGATGCCGGTGGCCGGCTGGAGCTGCCCGATCGCGCCCGCATCCGCCATCTGCCTGCCGTCGCCACCGCGATCGTCGATCCGGTCGAGATCCGCTGGCGCTGGGTGCGCGGGGCCGATGGCACCATGCTGCTGATGCGGCGCTACATCGGCACGGACGCCGTTGTCGATTTCGGCCGGGTCGGCTGGCGTTTCCATGCGCGCGGGGAACGCGGGTTCAGCGCCGCGCGCCATGCCCAGGGAACCATGGCCTGGACAGAACCGTAAATTGGGCTGGTCTTTCCGCCTTCAAGGTGAAATGAACGCACCATCCCCATAGAATGCCGACGCCGGGCGGAGATATCTCCTGCCACCGGCGACGTTTGCCCATGCGATCAGCATGGTCATGAACCGGGGCCATCAACTCACATCCGCCATGCTTGCCGCGTCCGTTGGCGCTGCCGTCCTCGTCGCCGCGTCCAATGACGCGCCGGTGCTGATCGCCGCCAGCAGCGAGGTCGCGCTTGTCGATGGCGCGCCCGCCCGCCGGGTGAAGTTGCTGCCTATCGGCCAGATCGCGATGCGCGACGGCCGTGGTCCATATTATCTGCGCGATCGCGTCCATGCCGAGGCCGTCGTCGCCGCTACCCGCGAATGGCTGGGCGGCGGCGATTTCATGTTCGACTATGATCACCAGGCCGTCGCCGCCTCCCGGATCGACGGCAGCACCTCCCGCGCATCCGCCTGGGTGAAGCCCGAGAAACTGATCGTCCTCGACGACGGCATCTATGCCGACGACGTCGAGTGGACTGCCGCCGCCGACGCGGCGCTGCGCGGGCGCGAATATCGTTATGTGAGCCCGACCTTCATGGCGGCCAGGGGGACCGGCGATGTCCTCCAGCTCAAGAATACGGCGCTGACCAACAGCCCCGCCATCGATTTGCCGGCCATCGCGGCCAGCCATACTGGAGACCAAAGCACTATGGATAAGGACGCCATCCTGGCGTTGCTTGGCCTTGCGGCCAACGCAACCGGGGAACAGATCGCTGCGGCGGTCAACGGGCTGGGCAAGGCTCAGGCACCCGCCACCAGCGCGATCGCGATCGCGGCGGGCATCGCCGAAAGCGCGACCGTCGAGGAAATCACCGCCGCCGTCGCCGGCCTGAAGAAGGCGGGCGCACCCGATCCGGCAAAGTTCGTGCCGGTCGAGCAGGTCACGGCCATGTCCGAGCAGATCAAGGTGCTCCTGGGCGAACGTGCCGAGGAGATTGTCGCCTCCGCGATCGCGTCGGGTCAGGTGGTCCCGGCGCTCAAGGGCTGGGCGCTCGACTATTTCCGCAAGGATGAAGCGGGCTTCCGCACCTGGCTGGAAAACCAGCCCGCCGTCGTCACGGCCGGCCAGCAGCTTGGCGGCCGCAAGCCGACCGAGAAGGCGACCAGCCTTTCCGCCGACGAGATCGCGTCCTGTGCCGCGATCGGCATGAGCCATGAGGATTTCCTCAAGGCGAAGAATGAGGAGATCGCATAATGGCGCTGTCAGGCGGCAAGAAAACGGTCCAGGGCAGCGGGCGCGGCCTGCTCAACCTGGGCGTGGCGGCAGCGGCCGTCGTGTATCAGGGCGGCCTCGCGATGCTTTCGAGCGGCTATGCGCTCGCCGCCCGGATCGGCCAGGGCGCCTTCGATAGCGCCAGGGTTCAAGATGCCGGCCTTTCCCGCGTTGTCGGCGTCGCCCAGCGGTCCGTGACCGGCACGGCCGCAAACGGCGGGGCGGTGCTGGATGCGCAGGCAGGCGACTGGCTGTTCAAGAACAGCGCGAACTTCGACGCGCTCACCGTGGCCGATATCGGCCGCTATTGCTTCGTGGTGGATGATGAGACCGTCGCCCGCACCTCGGCCTCCCGCACCCGGCCACGCGCCGGGGTCGTGAAGGCGGTCGACAGCACGGGCGTCATGGTCAGCGTCTCGCCCGAGATCGCGGCGGCGGCCGACCGGACGATCTTCCTGCCCTTCTTCATCAATGTGACCGATCTGGGCACGCCGGTAAACCAGGAGCTGGTTTCGCCCGTGTTCGGCACCGTCACCCGCATGTTGGCGATTGTCCAGACGGCGATCGTCACCGGTGGCGACATCACTGCGATGATCAACGCGACGCCGGTCGCGGGCCTGAGCTGCGACATTGCCGATGGCGCCGCCAAAGGCTCAGTCGCGGTGGGCACGTCGACGGCTGGCGCCGCGAGCGCGGTCATCGCTGTCGGCCAGCGCATTCAGATCGTTCCCGCCGGCGCCTTCGCGGGCGGCGGATCGGTGAGCGGCATCCTCGAAATCGCCTACTAAGGAGGCCTCCCTTGATCATCACCAACGCCGCGCTGGAAGCCCTGCGCACCGCCTTCAACAGCAAGTTCAAGGATGGCAGGTCCAAGGCCAAGCCCAAGGCCGGGGTCATGGCGACGCCGGTTTCGTCCACGACGAAAACCGAGACCTACGGGTTCCTTGGCGAGCTGCCGACCTTCCGCAAATGGGTCGGCGACAAGCGGGTCAAGTCGATCGCTGAACGCGCCTATCAGCTGATCAACGATCCCTATGAGGCGACCGCCGGCATCAAGAAACATGATATCGAGGACGACTCCCTCGGCATCTATCCCAGCATGTTCGAAGGCTGGGGCGAGGAAGCCGAGCTGTGGCCCGACCGTCTGCTGTTCACGGCGCTTGCCGAGGGGCATCTGCGCCCATGCTTCGACAACCAGAATTTCTTCGACGCCTCGCACCCGAACTATGACGAGCTGGGTACGACCTACTCCAACATCAACGCTGCCGGCGCGGTCCAGCCCTGGTATCTGCTCGACCTCAGCAAGCCGCTCAAGCCGCTGATCTTCCAGAAGCGCCAGGACCCCAAATTCTGGATGATCACCGATCCCCAGGACAGCAAGGTCGCCGATACCGGCGTGTTCGGCGCCTATGCCGAAGCGCGCGGCGCGGCCGGCTACACCATGCCGTTCCTCGCCTACAAGTCGACGGCGACGCTCAACGAGGCGAACTATGTCGCCGCCCGCGACGCGATGGCCGCCTATGTCGACGAGGTCGGCGATCCGCGCGGCGTCGTCGCCACCGATATCGTCTATGGCGTCTCCAACCGCGCCGCTGCCGAGAACCTGTTCAAGAAACAGAACCTGGCTGGTGGCGAGAGCAACATCCACTGGAATGCCGTGAACCTGCTCTTCGCCGAGCGCCTGCCGTGAGCCGCGCCTGGATCAAGATCGTGAGTGCCCGCACGCCCTATCTGCGGGCGGGCCTCTCTTTCACCGATCGCGTCCCGCATGTCCTACTCGCGGCCGACGTCAGCAGCGAACAGCTGCTGGAACTGTTCAAGGACCACGTCCTCGATCTGTTCGCCGGCCCATCCGATGATGGTCCGTGGGGGTTCATTCCGGCCGCGCCCGACGATTTGAGCGATGTCGAAGTGATTGCCGGCCTCGAACAGGCGCTTGCTGCGGTTGCCGCCGTTCCGGTGCCGGCATCCGAGGGCGCTGGTACGCCTTCGTCAGAGGACATGGATCTCGTCTTCGCGAGCGCCGGTGTCTTCAGCCTGGAGGCGCTGCACACCCGCATCGACCAGCTGCTCGAAATCGAGCAGGCCTACAAGGTCGATCAGGGCAGGATCATGATCCTGAACGCGCATGTCGAGCAGCTGCGCGAGATGGAGAAGGCATGGCAGGCCAGCCAGATCGCGCTCCACGACCAGGGCTTCGCATCCCTGGACGGTCTGATCGCGGCATGGGCCGATCTCAAGAATGCGGACCTCAAAAATTCAGAGGGCAAGCGGGAGGCTGATGTTGCGCCCGCAGACCCGGCGTCCACGGCGGGCGCGCAGGGTGCCCAGGACGGAACGACTTCGGTCGAGCAAACCGTCCAGGCCGAGAAGCCTTCGGGTCGCAAAACCAAAGGCTGAAGTCCGGGCGGGCGGCCTGCGGCAACGGGGTGCCGCCCGCCCCGGCAATCTCATGATTTTATGTGGGGGCTCACAGCGTGCCGATCGTCTACGCGACATTCCAGGACATGAGGGACCGCTTCCGCGATTCCGCGCTCGTCCAGCTTGCCGATGCCGACGATATTGCCGGCGCGCAGGCCTATGTCACGCAGAAGATCGCCAAGGCCGGCGTCATCATCGACGGCTTTGTCTCCGCGAAATATGGCGACCGCTCGGGGCTTCCGGTGCCGGCTCTGCTGATCGAAATCGCCTGCGACATCGCATTCCACGAATGCTTCAACACCGAGCCGACCGAAAGGGCGATCAAGGCGAAGGCCGACGCGATCGCCATGCTGCGCGATATCGCCGCCGGCAAGATGAAGATCGACGAGGGCGTGATCGACGCCCAGCCCACCCGGCCCGGCGCCGTCCTGGTCGAGGGCGAGGCGAAGATCTTCGGCCGCTCCAACATGAAGGGCTTCTGAGGATGGCCATCGCCCTCGCCATGAAGCTGGACGGCCATCTGCGCGTCGAGAAACAGCTGCGCGCCATCGCCGATGGGCTGGAAGAGCGCGACGAGCTGATGGACGCGATCGGCCTCTATCTGGAAAGCTCCACGCTCGACCGCTTCGACGATGAAACCGCGCCCGATGGAACGCCCTGGAAGAAGAGTTTCCGGGCGAAGGAACAGGGTGGCAAGACGCTCACCGATCAGGGCCTGCTCAAGGGCTCGATCGCTTACATCGCCACAAACGACAACGTCGAATGGGGCAGCAACCTCATCTATGCGCGCCCGCACCAGGAGGGCGCGACCATCACCGCGAAGGGCGGCGGGCGGCTGACGTTCCGACTGCCCGGCAATCTCGGCTTCCGTTCGGTCCTGTCGGTCACGCTCCCGGCGCGTCCCTTCCTCGGCATCAATGGCGAGGACGAATATCAGATCCTCGGCCTCGCCGAGGATTATGCCGCCGGTCTCGCCGGGGAGCCGGGCCAGTGACCGCCGCCGCCATCTTCATCGCCGTCTACGCCATCGGCTTCATGATCGTACTCGCCCTGGCACGCCAGTCCATGCGCTACGAACGCACCGCCAGGGGCAAGGCCGTGCTCATCCAGATGACGGCCGTGCTAGCGCCGCTCTGGCCGATCGCGCTGATCTATTTCCTGCTGATCGGGCTGATCATCATCGGCGCGGTGATCGTCGCCACGATCGGGAGACGCCGCGCATGATCGCCGCGACCGAAAACGCCATCCTCGACCGCCTTCGCGTCGCCGGTACGTCCGGCGTGCTGGGCTATCGCTATGGCACGCTCGACAGCTATCCCGAGGACTGGGACGAATATCTGAAGGAAAAGGGCGAGTGGACATCGCCCGCCGCCTTCGTGGTCTTCGCCGGCTGCGACCGTGCGACACGCGGCCCAGCCAACGAAACCCGCTGGCCCGCCAACTTCTTCCTGGTCGTGGCGGCCGAGAACATCCGCAACGAGACCGCGCGTCGCCATGGCGGCAAGCGCAGCGACGGCACGCCGCACCCGGCCGAGCCGGGCAGTTACCAGCTGATGCTCGATGCCGTCGCGCTGCTCGCATGGTCGGACCTTGGCCTGCCGCTCAACGCGCCCCTGTCGGTCGGCGCGGCGCGCCTGGTGCGCACGCCTGCCCAGATCGCGAAGCGCAATGTGTCGATGTACGCGATCGCGCTGGCGACGGAATTCGACGTGCCGTCCGTGGTCGATGTCGCCGACGCGCCCGTCCCCTTCACCGCCTTCCACGTCAACTGGGACATTCCGCCCTTCGGCAATGTCGATGCCGCCCCCGGCACGCCCGGCGTGCAAATCCCGGCGGATGCCACCGCCGATGCCACCGATCATCTGGAGTTGCCTCAATGACCATCAGTTTCAACCTGATCCCCGGTTCCATCCGCGTGCCCGGCGCCTATGTCGAGTTCGACGCATCGCGGGCGGTGCGCGGTCTCTACCAGACCAACAACCGCGTGCTGCTGATCGGCCAGCGCCTCAATGCCGGCGCCGTGCCCGCGCTCACCCTGACCCAGGTGGTGACGCCCGACGCCGCGATCGCCGCCTTCGGCCGGGGATCGATGCTGGCGCGCATGGCGAAGTTCGCCCGCGCCGCCGATGGCTATTCCGACATCTGGGCGCTTGCCCTGGATGACCTGGGCGGCGGCACGGCCGCGACGCACACCATCACGCTCACCGGCCCGGCCACCGGCGCCGGCACGCTGGCCCTGATGATCGCGGGCCAGAGCGTGCCCGTCGCCGTCGCCGCTGCCGATACCGCGACCCAGATCGCCACGGCCATCGTCGCCGCCGTCACCGCGCTGCCCGACCTCCCCGTTACCGCCGCCAGCGCGGCCGGCGTCGTGACGCTGACCGCGCGCCACAAGGGCACCTGCGGCAGCGACATCGATATCCGGCACAGCCATTATTATGGCGAGGCGCTGCCGGCCGGCATCACGGTCGTGATCGCCGCCGTCACGGCCGGCGCTGGCGATCCCGACTATGCGTCCGTGGCCGCCGCGATCGGCGACGGCGATTTCCGCACCATCATCATCGGCACGGCCGCCACCGCAACGCTCAATGCGCTGGAGATCGAGCTGAACAGCCGCTGGGGCCCGCTCCGCATGCTGGAGAGCTTCGCCTGGGCGGCCAAGCGCGGCAACCATGCCAATACGATCGCGTTCGGCGAGGGGCGTAACAGCCAGCTCGTCTCTGTCATCGGCACCGGCTTTTCGCTGACGCCGCCCTGGGAATTCGCGGCCAGCTATGGCGCGGCCTGCGGCTATGCCAGCGCGATCGACCCGGCCCGGCCGCTCCACACCCTGTCCCTGCCCGGCGTCATCGCCGCGCGGGAAGGCGCGCGCTTCACGCGGGTGGAGCGGGAGCTGCTGCTGCGGGCCGGCATCTCGACCTATGCCGCCGCCAGCGACGGCACGGTCACGATCGAGCGAGCGATCACCACCTATCAGGTGAACGCGCAGGGCCTGGACGATATCGCCTATCTCGATGCCGAGACCCCGCTGACGCTGGCCTATATCCGGCAGGCGGTGCGCGCGCGAATCCTCGCCAAATATCCGCGCCACAAGCTGGCGGGCGACGACGCCAATTTCGGCGCCGGCCAGATGATCGTCACGCCCCGCATCCTGCGCGCCGAGCTGATCGCGCTGTTCCGCGAGCTGGAGGATGCCGGCATCGTCGAGGATTTCGACCAGTTCGTGGCCGACCTGATCGTCCAGCGCAACGCCGACGATCCCGGCCGCGTCGACGCGCTGGTGCCGCCCAACATCGTCAACCAGTTCCGCGTGTTCGCCGCGCAGATCCAGTTCCGTCTCTGACGGGTCGTTGAAATGCCCCTGATGGGGCTTTGAAAGGAGGCTTTCATGGCCAATCCCAATCGCGTCGTCGGCCAGTCCCGTGTCAAGGTGGACGGCGCCATCCTCGAAACCGATGGCGCCACCCAGCTGGAAATCGGCGGGCCGGTGCGCACCGCGCAGCGCGGCGACTATCAGGCCGGCGCGTTCAGCGAAACGACCGCCGAGAGCAAGGCGACGCTCAACATCCTCTACAAGGGGTCGCTCAAGCTCAGCGACGTCCGCCTGATCGACAACGCCACCCTGACGGTGGAGACCGATGTCGGCACCACATGGGTCGTGCGCAACGCCTATGTCGCCGAGGTCATCAGCTTCGACACCAGCAACGGCAAGGCACAGGTCGTAATGCAAGGCCCTCCGGCGGAGGAACTGTGATGGCGGACATGCTCACCCCCGCACAGATCGCGGCGCTGCCACCCGTGGCGCCCGGCCATGCCCGGCACATCCTGAAGAAGCCGGTCGCCGGCATCGGCGACGATGGTGAGCCGACGATCCTGACCCATGTCGACCTGCGGATGGACGTGACCGGCGCCGACATGGTCGCGACCGATCGTGCGCCCGGCCCGATCGGCAAGCAGCTCCATTTGCTCGCGGCGCTCAGCGGCCAGCCCTTTTCCGTGATCACCAGGATGAGCCAGCCCGACATCGACGCACTGATGGAGCTGGAAGCGGACCCTACGCCGCCTGGCCATCGGACTGGAAACGCGCCTTCCGGCTGATCGTCAGGCACCTGCGCATCCAGCCGGCCGAGCTGGAGCGAATGACCGCCGACCGCTTCCTGTTCTGGGCAAGCCAACTCAACGCCCTCGCTGAAGAAGAAACCGCGCAATGAAGCTTTCCCTCGTCCTTGAAGTCATCGAGAAAGGCGGAAACCACATCCGCAAGATGACCGGCGACCTCCAGTCGCTGGGGCGCAAGGCCGGGCCTGTCGCCCAGGCCATGGACGGGGTGACGCGATCGGGCAGCCGCGTGGAAGCATCGACGTTCCGCTGGATGCGCGCCACCCTGCGCGGCGCCGACGCTTTCGATCGCGGCACGGCGGCGGCGGCGCGATTCGCCGGGCGTACCGGCATGAAGGCCATCGAGATCGGGGCGCGCGGCGCGGTGAAGGGCATCGGCCTCGTCATCCGAAAAACCCTCGAACTCGCCAAGGCAACCGTGGCTTACGGCGCTCTAGCGATTGGCGCGGGGGCAGGCTGGCTGATCGGCGGGACCATCAAGACGGCCTCCGAATTTGAGCAGCTCCAAGTTGCGCTCGAAGGGACCGAAGGATCGGCGAGCAAGGCGAAGGCGGCAATGGCGTGGGTCGCCAAATTCGCCAAGGATACGCCCTATCAGGTCGGCGAAGTGACCGACGCTTTCGTGCGTGCGCGCGGCGTCGGCATCGATCCCATGACGGGCGCGATGACTAAGCTGGGCGACGCGGCCGGCGGCGCGCGCAAGACGCTGATGGATGCCGTCGAGGCACTGGCGGACGCGCAGACCGGAGAATTCGAGCGTCTGAAGGAATTCAACATCACCACGTCCGTCAAGGGCGACAAGGCGACGTTTAGCTACATCGACAAGGCCGGAAAGAACGCCTCCAAATCCGTGACGAAGAGCATGGGCGCGATCCGTGATGCCGTGCTCGATATCTTCGACGAAAAATATGGCGGCGGCATGCTCCGCCAATCGCGCACGCTGGCCGGCATCTGGAACAACATCCAGGATGTCATCACCTCGATCCAACTGAAGGTCGCCAACGCCGGCTTCTTCGACGCCGTAAAGGGCAAGCTCCAGCAGGTGCTCGTTTGGCTCAACAAGCTGGAGGCTGACGGCACACTCGCGTCCTGGGCGCAAAGAGCGTCCGACTGGCTGACCCTCGCCGTCGAAAGAGCATCGGAGTTCGTGGAAGGCACCGATTGGGGGAAAGTTGGCAGCGAAGCTGTGACGATCGCCAAGGGCTTCTGGGGAATCGCCTTGGCCCTGGCGAAAATCGTGGAGCTTTGGTCAAAAATCCCGAGTGGATCTTCCATGTTCGCGATTCCTGGGATGGGCAGGATCAACATGGGGCCGAATGATGCCCAAGTTGAAGCTGTGGAGCGGAACCAACGGGCGCGTAGTCGTCTGGGCAAGGCCTTCAACAACATGCCGATGCCGACCGGCAAAGCGCTCAACGACGCATGGTCCAAGGGCCTTCGCTCCGGACCGCCTGTGCTCACCGCACCGGGTGGCGGCGGCAAGCCGCGCGCGGCGCAGGATGGCAAGCTGCGCGTCGAGGTCGATTTCCGCAACGCCCCTGCCGGCATGCGCGCCACCACGACCACGACCGCGCCCGGCGTCTCCGCCACCACACGCACTGGCTATCGCGGCCGCGCCAATGGTGGCCCGGCATGAGCTGGCGCGATCAATATCAGGCGGGCAGCTTTCGCGGCGCGGCCTTCAGCACGGTTCGCCATGAATATTCCGGCGGGCGCCGCGCCGAGGTGCATGAGTTCCCCGGTCGCGATGATGCCCTGGTCGAGGATCTCGGGCGGCGCACCCGGCAATTCCAGATCGAATGTTTCGTGTGGGGCGCGGAGTACCGCGCGGCCCGCGACGCGCTGATCGCCGCGCTGGAGACCGCAGGCCCCGGCACGCTCATCCATCCCTGGCATGGCACGCGGACCGTCGCCGTGCTCGACTTTTCGCTAACCGAGAGCACCGACGAGGGCGGCTTCGCCAATTTTCAGATCGGCTTTACCGAAGCCGGGCAGCAGCCCTCGCAGGCCGTGTCGAGCGACACGGGAGTCGCGGCGCGCGCGCTCGCGAAAACCACGCTGGCGGATGCGCCCGTGCGCTTCGCCGATCGCTTCGCACTGGCCGAAGCCCCGGCCTTCGTCGAGGATGCCGCCGCGAAGATCGTCAGCGGCCTTGCCGGCGCGGCCCAGATCTCCGCCGGGCTGTCGGGTGGTGCCGGCGCTGCGCTGCGCGCCTTCGACGCGACGCTCGATCGCCTTGGCGCGCCCGGCATCCTGCGCACGCCTCTGGCACTGGGGCAGGCGATCGTCGGCCTGGTCACGGCGGTTTCGCTGCTCGGCAGCTCCCATCGGGGGACGATCGCCGCGCTTTCCTCCCTGGCCGCCTCTGGTGACGGCCTTGACGACGTCCCCGGCGCCACGTCCGCGCGACGCCAGCAGCGGGAGAACCAGGCCGCGATCGTCGACCTGCTGCGCACGTCCTGCGCGGCCGAGCTGGTGCGCACCGTCTCACTGACCAGCCTGTCATCCTATCAGGAGGCGGTCGCCTTGCGCGATACACTGTCCGGCCAGATCGACGGCTGGGCGCTGTCCTCGGCCGACGCCGGCAACGATGCCGATGCCGATGTCCTCGATGCGCTGCGGCTCGCGCTGGTACGCGACATCACGGCGCGCGGCGGCACGCTGGCCCGCCTCTACGACTATCCGCTGTCCGCCACCCAGCCGGCGCTTGTCATCGCCCAGCGCCTTTATGGCCATGTCGCCGACCTTGCCGATCGCGCTGACGACATCGTCGCGCGCAACGCCGTGCGCCATCCCGGCTTCATGCCGGGCGGCGCCGCGATCAAGGTGCTGACCGATGGCTGATGTCGTGACCCTCGCCATCGACGGCCAGCGCTACGAGGGCTGGAAGGCCGTGCGGATCACGCGCGCGATCGACACGCTGTCGGGAGATTTCTCGCTCCAGCTGACCGACCGCGAGCGCCAGGGCGCCGACCGGCTGAAGCTGCGCGCGGGCTCGGCCTGCGAGGTGCAGGTCGACGGCGAGACGCTGATCACCGGCTTTATCGACCGGGTGATTGCGTCCATCGATGGCGGATCGCACAGCCTGTCGATCGACGGGCGGGATAAGTCGGCCGACCTCATTGATTGTTCCGCGGTTCCCAAGTTCAGCAGCTGGGTGAACGTCCCGCTGGAAACGATCGCCAGCCAGATCGCTGCGCCATTCGGCATCACGATCACCGCCAGGGCATCGACGAAGCCCGCGATTCGCCGCTTCGCACTTCAGCAGGGCGAGAGCGTGTTCGCCGCGATCGACCGGCTATGCCGGTATCGCGGGCTGCTCGCCGTCTCCACGGCGGACGGCATGATCGAACTGGTGACGCCGATGCAGGGCACCGCCTCGATGCGGATCGAGGAAGGCGAGAACGCGCTGGCGCTGTCGATCACCCATGACGTGTCCGAGCGCTTCAGCGAATATCTGCTCAAGGGCCAGTCTTCGGGCGACGACATGCTGAGCGGCAAGGCTGCGGCCGGGCCGAGCGGCAAGGCGAGCGACCCCGGCGTGAAGCGCTATCGCCCGCTGCTGCTGATCGGCGAGGAGCAGTCGGACGCCGATGGCCTCGCCCGCCGCGCGAAGTGGGAGGCCACCACTCGCGCCGCCCGCGCGCAGGAAGCCAGCGTGACGGTGCAGGGCTGGCGCATGGCGAACGGCGCGCTGTGGAACCGGAACGTCATTGCGCAGCTGGTGGCGCCCAGCCTCTATGTCGACGCGCCCATGCTCGTCACCAGCGCCACGCTGGAACGCAGCGATCGCGGCACCGTGACAAGCCTGCTCATGTCCCCGCCCGAGGCCTACAGCCAGCTTGCCATCCCCGAACAGGCCGACGCCTCCAGCGTGAAGGGACGCAGCTGATGGACTTCGCCCGCCTCGTCCGCCCGCTCCAGGGGCGCATCCAGATGATGATCGGCCGCGCCGTGATCAGCGTCGTCAACGACCAGCTCAAGGCGCAGGCGCTCCAGGCCGAGTTGCTGGAGGGCGAGGTGCAGGACGGCATCGAGCATTTCCAGCATTACGGCTTTACCAGCGTGCCTTTGTCAGGCGCGGAGGCGGTGATCGCCTTCGTCGGCGGCCTGCGCTCGCATGGCATCTGCATCGGCACCGTCGATCGCCGCTACCGGCTGCGCAATCTCCAGTCGGGCGAGGTCGCCCTTTACGATGATCAGGGCCAGATCGTGCATCTCACCCGCGACGGCATCGTCATCGAAACCGACAAGCCCGTGACGATCCGCGCGCAGAGCGTGCTGGTCGAGGCCGACGCCGTCGACCTTGGCGCCGAAGGCGGCCAGCCCGTCGCGCGCGTCGGAGACACCGTCTCGGGCGGCATCATCACAAGCGGCAGCGAAAAGGTGAAAGCAGCATGAGTAATCCCAAGGCACGCGGCAATGCGGGATGGCGCAAGATCAACTTCGTGGGAAGCCAGCTCGCGGAGGTCGGGGAAATGCTCCGCGAGACGGGCGTCATTGCGGGCGATGGCGATCCGGTCGAGGCTTCCGGTCACCGCGATCGCGCGGGCAAGATCCGGCGTATGCATGCCCGCTATGCCAATGGCTGGCGCGCCACCCTGTCCTTCCGCAAGGACGGCACCTATTCGGTCAGCCAGGCGCTCAAGCTCGTATCCACCAAGGCCGAACTGACGGCCGGCGAGGTGCCGGCATGATCCGGTTCACCAGCTACTATGGGCACACGATCTACATCGTGCCCCAGCGCGTCCTCTATGTGCAGGAAGGTGGCTGCGGATCTCGCGGATCATCGGTCAACGTTCGCCTCGATACCGGCGAGACCGTCACGCTGAGCGATACCGTTGACCGGGTGCAGGCTGCGATCGCGGAGGCGCTCGCATGACCGACGTCGCCCTCCTCTGGGATCCCAAGACCTTCTCAGCCGACATCGCGATCCAGTCCGGCGCGCTGCTGACCGACGATGGCCTGCGCACGGCGATCCTGATCTCGCTGTTCACCGATGCCCGTGCCCGCGACGACGACGTGCTGCCCGAGCCCGGCGCCGATCGGCGCGGGTGGTGGGGTAATGCGTTCGGCGATGCCGATGCGACGCCGGGCGACCAGATCGGGTCTCGCCTTTGGCTGCTGCGCCGGGAAAAGATCACCGCATCGACCATCCAGCGCGCACATGAATATACCGTCGAGGCGCTGGACTGGCTCATCCAGGCGCAGGTCTGCTCCGCGATCGCCGTTGAGGTCGAGGCGCAGGGCGGCGACCGGCTCGCCATCCGCATCGTCGCCGATCGCCCGGACGGCCCGGCCCGGCTGCACTTCGATCATGTGTGGGAGGCATCGGCCTGATGCCTTTCCTGCGCCCCACCCTTTCCGAGCTGATCGCCCGTGCCCGCGCCGACTATGACGCGCGGCTGGAGGGAGCCGATAGCCGCCTCTCCCGGTCCGTCCTGGACGTCATGGCCCGCGTGCATCCCGGCGCGACCAGCGGCCTCTATGGCTTTCTCGATTTCATTTCCCGCCAGATCCTGCCCGACACGGCCGAGGCGGAATATCTCGCCCGGCACGCCGCCAACTGGGGGCTGAACCGCAAGGGCGCCACCAGCGCGAGCGGCACCGTTACCGTCGCCGTCGCCGATGGCGTGATCGCGATTCCCGCAGGCGCGTGGCTTGTGCGAACCGATGGCGCGCGCTTCGCCTCGACGGCGGACGCGACGATCGTCGCCAACGTCGCCACGCTGGCGATCGCGGCGGAGGCCAGCGGGCCGGACAGCAATTGCGATGCCGGCACCACGCTGACGTTCGAGTCCCCGATCGCGGGGGTCGGCGCGGTGGCGACCGTCGAGGCGCCCGGCATCGGCGGCGGCAATGTGGAAGAGCGCGACGAAGACCTGCTGGCCCGCCTGCTCCAGCGTATCCGCAATCCCGCCCAGGGCGGCGCGCGATCGGACTATGAGCGCTGGACGCTGGAAGTGGCCGGCGTCACCCGCGCATGGGTCTATCCGCTCTACCTGGGCGTCGGCACCGTGGGCGTCGCCTTCGTCATCGACGGCCGCGAGGACATCCTGCCCGAGCCGGCCGACGTCGCCCTGGTGCAGGATCATCTCGACACGGTGCGCCCGGTGACGGCGGAGGTCACCGTGTTCGCGCCGAGCCCCGCACCCATCGACTTCCTGATCCGCCTTGCGCCCGACACGCTGGCGACCCGCGCCGCCGTCTCGGCCGAGCTGGCGGACCTGTTCACCCGCGACGCCGAACCGGGCGGCACGATGTGGCGCAGTCGCATGGTCGAGGCGATCTCGCTCGCCGCCGGAGAGACACATCACGAACTGCTCCTGCCCAGCCAGGATTTCATTGCCGGCGCAGGCTTCATGCCGGCGCTTGGCGACGTGGAGTTCGAAAGCTGATGTTCGACCAGGCCGCCTATGCCGATCAGCTGAAGGCTCTGATGCCGACCGGCCCCGCGTGGGCGGGCGAAGACCTGTCGCGGCTGCTGGAGGGAATCGCGGCCGAGCTGGCGCGCATCGATGCGCGGGCCGTGCAACTGCTCGACGAGGCGGACCCGCGCTCTGCCCTGGAGCTGCTCGCCGACTGGGAACGGACGGCCGGCCTGCCAGACGCCTGTTTCGGCATGCCCGACAATGTCCCCGAGCGTCAGGTCGCCGTCTCCTCCCGGATCACCAGCGTCGGGGGTCAGAGCCGTGCCTACTTCACCGAACTGGCGGCGAGCCTAGGCTATGTCGTGTCGATCGACGAGTTCCGGCAGGCCCGCTGCGGCGACCGCATCGGCACCCGCGTCTATGGCGAGGGCTGGGCACACGTCTGGCGGATGAACGTGCTGCCGCCAGACTTCGACGTGCCGGAACAGCAATTCTACGTCACCCAGGCCCGCTGCGGCGACCGCTGCGGCAAGCGGCTGCGCGGCTGGGGCGCCATCAATCTCGAATGCCTGGTGAGCCGGCACAAGCCCGCGCACTCGGTTGTCCTGTTCAGCTACCAGATCGAGCCCGACCCGCTCTTCTGGTTCGATTTCACCCAGTAGGAGCACATCGCGCCATGCATCGCACAGACGCGCCCGGAAACGTCAACGGCCTCTTCAACGATGGCAACCCCGCCGCTGGCCAGCAGGCCACCGCCCTGGTCGCGGCCTGGTTCAACGACATCCAGGAGAACCTCGCCTACGTCATCGAGGAGCAGGGGATCGTTCTGGAGAAGGGCGACTACACCCAGCTTTCCGATGCGATCGTCGCGCTGGTTTCGGGCGCGGTCGGCGACGGTTCCGGCAATGTCCCCACCACGCGCAACATCTTCACTTCGGGCCTTGCCCTGGGCGGCGGCACGCTCGCGGTCGATCGCACCATCAACGTGCCGAAGGCAACGGCGGCCGAGGTGGCGGCCGGCGCCGACGACAGCAAGGCGATCACGCCGCTCGCGCTGATCGGCGGCGTGGGCGCGCGGCTGCTGGCGGGCACGGGCTATGCGACGCTGCTGGGCGGGATCATCCTCCAGTGGGGCACGGCTACGGCCAATGCCAACGGATCGACCACGGTCACGTTGCCGATCACCTTTCCCAACCAGTGCGTGCATGCCGAATTCGGAGGCGGTGCGCCCGCGACCAACGCGCAGGACAACAACCCCTACGTCTCTGGCCGCTCCGCCTCCGCCCTCACGCTCTTCAGTGCACTCGATGGTGCCGTGTTCGGCACCTTCTTTGCCATCGGTTTTTAAGGAGCTTTTAATGCGCTTTTTCAGCCCCTCTAAGATCGCTTTCTACGACGACGCCATCCACGGCACGCGCAAGATCGCGCAGCCGCTGACCGACGCTCAGGTCAAGGCCGGGCGCAAGCCGAAGATGATCGCGAATCCCGACTGCAAGCTCCCGGCCGACGCGGTCGAGGTGGACGATGCGCTCTGGGAAGAGCTGATGGCCGCGCAGGCGACGGGCAAGCAGATCGCCGTGCGTGCCGGCAGGCCCGTGGCGATCGACGCCGTGCGCTCGGCCGAGGATATCCTCGCCGCCAATACGACCCGGCGCGACCGCCTGCTGGCGGCAAGTGACTGGACCCAGCTCGCAGACACGCTGCTCGACGCCCCCGAATACAAGGCCGCGATGGCCGCGTGGCGCCAGGCGTTGCGCGACACGGATCTCGCGGCCGGCATCTTCCCCGACGAACCCCAGCGCTGAAGGAACACAGGATGCGAACGACCAACCCAAATTCTGGCGTCGATACCGTGACCGGCAGCTTCTCAAGCACCGGCTTCAGCGACGTTTTCGAGCCGACCGCAGACTTCAATATCAGCGTGTGGGGCACCTTCGTTGCCACCGTTGCGCTCAAGCGCAGTTTCGATGGTGGAGGCACCTGGCTCCAGAAATGGCCGGAAGAGATCTATCAGTTGGACAGCCCGCGCAGCTTTACCGACGCGGAGCCTGAAAAGGCCGTCATGTACCGCCTCGAATGCATCTCCTTCACCTCCGGCACAATCAACTACAGGATGTCACAATGAGCGGGATCGACAATGCAGCCAGGGCTCTGGCGCTTTCCGATACGGTAAAGGACTTGTGGGCTGAGCGCCGTGGCCTGACAGGCTTTCAGAGCGGGAATATTTCCACGCTCGCACTAGCGGCATCACTGCGCGACACGCTCTACCCGGAGAAGGGACCGCTCCCCAATTTCCTGCAATCCAAGGTGAGCAGCCCGGCATGTCCGGTCGTGGTCGATGCCTATGGATGGCTGAAGGACTGCCTTCCGGGAGAATGCATTTTCGACGGAGTTCGCCGGGTCGAGAATTTCATCAAGTTTCCCGAGCATCTGTCGTTCACGGGAGGCGATGGTTGGGCGACGGCCAACAATGGAGCTGTGGTCGCGCTGGCGGATGCGGCGCGACCGGGGACAACTGGCGAACAGACGGTTTGGAAGATCTCGCGCGCGGCGCAGGCTTCGTCCATCATACGCCTTGGTCGCGGACTGCGTCGCCTTGGTCGCCCGGCCGGCAAGGATCTGCTCGATCCAGTGCCGCATGTCTATTCCGAGAAAATCCGCAAGGCGTTGACCAATGTGACGCTGACAGCTGAGCTTCGGGCCTACAATAGCGGCGGCGCGACACTGGCTACGCAGATCGTGAATATCGGCGACGATTTTGCCCGGTATGGCATCGTCTTCACGCCGCCGGCTCCCAAGCGGATCACCGGCATTTCATGGTCGAGCGCGAACGGCGGGCGGCTTACGCTGACATGTCCCGGCCATGGCTATACGACGGGCATGACAATGAACGGCTCCGGCTCCCTGCCGGCGACGAACGATTTCAATACCCTTGCCATCGCCAGCGTGCCGGATGCCAACAGCTTCACGATCCCGATGGCTGTCGATCCTGGTGCTGCCACCAGTTTCGGATGGGTGCAGCCAGCGATCGTCGTTACGGCCGTTCCGACGTCCTTCGCAGCGACGACGTTGGGAGATATCGAGGTCGAGCATCCCTATGTCAGCGACATCGCCGGTTATCCGGCCGGCGCGATCTGCGAATATGTGTCGCGTAGCGCAAAGCCGCGCGGTCGTTATTTCGATGGCGCGGCAGTCGATGGCGTCAAATATTTCAAGACGACACCGGCGCTGACACTCGATCCCGCGACCGGCCTGGTGAGCGAGGCGGCGACCACATCGCTGCTCCCGACGGCGAAGGGTGCCTGGTATTATCCGCAGGCGGCATCCTTCATCGCCGGCAAGGATGCGGAGGCCTTGTCCGCCTGGACGAAGAGCGATGCCAGCGTCACGGTGACGGACAATGCTGATGCCTGCCCCACCGGGGCGCTCCTCGCAACGCGACTGTTCGAGGGCGCACATACGGGCGAACATAATGTGCAGCTGCCCGCCGGCTATCTCACCAATGCCAACACTGCGAACGCGATCGAGAGTGTGATCGCCTTCTTCGCGGCGACGCCCGGCGGGGCTAACGGACGCGACTGGGCGGTCATCACCTTCGTTGATCGGGCCAATGCGACGCAGAGGGCCTATGTAAACCTTGCAACGGGGGATGTGGGCGCCGTCACCAGCGGCGTTCATAATGTCGATGTCGAGCAGCTGGGCACGATCGGCGGGCTATCCTATCGCCGTGTCGTGGTTCAGGTCGCGACCGGGACCGGCGCCACCAATCCCGTGCTTCGGGTCGGCCTCGCCAGTGCGGACAACACGCCCGCCTATGCAGGCGGCGGCGTGCGCTATATCGATATCTGGGGCGTTTCCTTCATCGGCGGAACGATCCAGAGGCCGACCGGCACGCCCTACGGCCGGGCGCATCATGAAAGTGCGGCCGTGCTTGCCGGGGCGGACATCAGCTCTTCGGTGAAGGGTATTCTGGGGCGGACGAACATCACCATCATGGCCAGCACGACGCCCTATTTCCGCGCGGGCCGCGACAATAATGTCAGCTATTGGGCGACCTTCTACGTGCATACTGCAAGCCCCCAGATCATCAGCAATTCAACGTCGGGCGGGCCGGGGCGGACAAGCATGAGCCGGTTTGGTATTACATGGCGGCCGGGCGGAAATGCGCACCGTCGCAAGGCGGCCGCCGACGCCTACACCGGTGAGGCATCGCAATTTTTCAAGTTCAAGGCGAACTACGCATACGCCGTTGGCGATGTCGTTATCCCCACGATTACCCAACCCGACAATTTCAACGATCAAAACATGTTCGACGTGATTTCGGTATCTGGCATCTCAGCGGGTGAACCCGTCTGGCCGGTCGTCGTCACCCTGCCCAGCGCGACCGTCGTCAGCGGCGGCGTCACGTTCCAATGCAGGCATGATAACGGCATCAACGGGCGATATGAGAGCTACAATGGTGCGCACCTGCTGCCGACCGGGCTGGGTTTCAATGTTCCGATGAAGTCGGCCATGTATATCAGCACCGACGGCTACGGCGCGGCTATCAACGGCCAGTTGCTGGAAAGGCAGACGTCACCAAACCCCGCACATCCGGACAACCGCTGGACGCTGCCCTACGACCCTGAAACGATCTACTTCGGCCAGATGGGATCGGATATCGGCATCGACCCAATCTCGGGAACGCCCTATGGCGCGACGGACGGTTCGTCAGAGCTTGGCCGGCATGCGGGCAGGGTGATGGATGTCATGGTGTGGAGTGCTGGCGCGAACGACAAGAGCATCATGGACATGACGCGATAG